CTCTCCTTTGTGGAGCCGGATTTTGCGTCTTGGCTCGCCGCTTTGGCGGGCTTGAGAGCGGGATTTGCAGTTGGCTTTTCAACCCGGCTCAGGCCGCCATCGGGTTGGCGCAGAAAACTGCCGCCGCCCTGGGGGAGTTTGGGGGCAAGGTTTGGCTTACTCATGCTGAGATCCTCAATTGGTTGGTGATTGAAAAATCGATCTGAAACACCATCCGGCCCTGGTGCAGCGACAAAAGCTTGCCGCGCTCGACCTGAAACACGCCGGTGGTGCCGCCTGGCCCCCAACCGGCAATGGCTTCCATAACGTTTCGGATCAGCGGGCCGATCCGTTTCAGGGCCTTTTGGCCGGTCTTGTCATGGGCTGAGGCGATCAGCAGCACCCCGATGACTTCATTCAGGGGCTGGGTAAATACACCGGTGGCATCACTGGGCTTACCGCCCTTGAACCCCAACGGCACCACAATGGCACTGGCGTTTTCCGGCAGGCGGCCGGAGCGCATCAGGTCGGCCAGGTGGGCCACGGTTTCAGCCTTGCCGCCCAGATCAGTGACCAGGTCATTCAACCGGGTGGTGACGGCGTCAATCATCAGATGAACCCCTTGAGGTTCTGAGCTGTCAGGGGACGTTCGCGGTCGGTGAGGCGCACCCCGGTGGTGCCGCTACCAACGGGTTCAATCCCTGCGATGGGCAAGCTGACCAGCCCGCGAGAAATATCCTTCAGGGCGCTGACGGCATCTTTGTAATCAGCCTGGATCTTTTCCGACGGCTCGTAGACATGCAGCCGGTAGATCGCGATCACCTGCGCCAGATCCTTGATACGGGGCGGTGTTTCGGCCAGCGGCAGGTTGTAACGACCCTGCAGGTAGCCGTCGATCTGAGCGCCCGCGCCATCAATAGCCTGTGTGACTGTATCCACATCAACCACGCCAGTGCTGACCTCATCCCGGTCCGTAAGTTCAATCAGCAGCCTGTCACCAAACCGGTCGTTCAACTGTTGAAGTGTGGTGTAGGCCATGGGGAGGCGTCCTGCGCAAATGGATCAGAAAGGGGGCAGCACCCGATCAGCGCTGCCCCAATGGTCACAGAATGGAAACCAACAGCTTGGGATCGCCTTGCAGCGCCTCAAGCTGATCTTCGGTCAAGTCATCCAGAGGGATTTCCTGCGGTTCCGAGGTGAAACGACGGCTGGCGCGCCAGCGGCCATTTTCCGGGCCAACAACCTTGACCATCTGAGTTTCTGAGCGCGTATTGCCGCCATTGTTGGTCTCGGCCTCTTTCACCAGCGCCTCCAACTTCACAGTTGAGATGCTTTTGGCATGGTCCAGCTTCAGTTCTGCTGCGCGGGCCACAAGGGTTTCACGTTCAGGGTTCATGACAGGACCCCCTTACGCCAGCCAGGGAACAACAATCACTTCTGCCGTGCCCTTCCATTCGTTGTCGGAGCCACTGATTTGGTCGTTTTTCATCAGCCGGTTGGCGGCCCCTTCCAAGGCAGGCGGCACCACCAGCAGGTTCGGAACAATCCCCAATGGTCGGCCATAATCGCCCTTCATGCCCGAAATAGACGCACGGGCTGTCTCGTAATGGGCGGCGTCCAGTGTCTGCTTGGAACCCCAGGCCATTTGCCAGTAACCAAAGCCGACATTGGAACGGCCCTCGACGCCGTACATGAACTCTTTGTTGTTGAACACCGCCGGGTTACTGGGATCATCCAGCGCCACGAACTGCGGCTTCTCGCGCTCTTGATAGATGATCGGCTTTAGCGCCCGGTTGGTGGCCAGCAAAAACCAGGGGGTTCCGGCGCCGCCATCGGTATTGGCAACGGTGATGTCATTGCCCTCTGCGTCCAGGACAGGGTGGTCAGTGTCGAAGAAGTTCTGGCCGTCGTAACAGGCAGAGGTGAAGCCATCTTTCAACAGGTTGAACACCAGCTGGTCAGGGTGGGCCTTGGTCGAGCGGCCCATTTCCTCAAACATCGGGGCGTAAATACCCAGCTTGTCGTCTTTGATCGAATTCTTGCTCACCCCCATGGTCAGCTCAAAATCCTTGTTTTTCAGGGTATAACCATGCTCGGAGATACCATGAACGTGCCGTTCGCCGACCCATTCGCGCATATTGGGCATTTTTCCCAGCCAGCCATAGGTTTCTTCGCCTGTGGTCGACGGCACCACGGTCGCGATGCGGGCATACTGCGAGATGGCCTGATCCAGGCCACCTTTGAAAGAGGCTTTAAACCCGGCCCGAATGGCCTGAAGAGATGGGGTTGTGATTTGCATGGTAGCTGCTCCAGTTAGGCTGCGTTGGTCAGCGCTTCGTCGAAGCGGACCCAGACGCCTTGCGCGTCCACATTGTCGATGAACCCGGCGGCTGAGCGGGTGGCGGTGCCGTCGGTCTTGGCGACGGTCTGGTCGTCAACGACATAGGCGACAGAACCGATGTCAGCGGCGGTGATTTCATCCGCAGCGGTCGAGTTGGCATAGCGAAACGTGCCGGGTTTGTAGGACGCGCTCAGATCGCTATCAGCGCCCAGGCGGTTGTCGGTCTCAACGCTCGCGCAACCGACTCCAACCAACCCGGTGGCCGTTTGGCCAGCGACCAGAAGGCCAGCGGCATCGCGCATGACGATGGCACCGACAAAGAGACGCTCAGTGGCGGCAATTCCGCCCACGCGGTTATCACCAATGGTTTCGGGGGTGTTGCGGCCTTGTGTCAGGGCTGTCATCAGGCGTTCCCTTCTTCATCCAGGGACTTGGCGTAGTTCTCTTCACTCATGCCCAACTGGGCGGCGACGGCGGACTGTTCTGCATTCAGCGACACCGCGCCATCGGCGGGTTTCGCGGGCAGGATGTTGGTGCCGGAAGTGTCCAGTTTGGGCAGGCCATTGATAATGGCCTCTGTTCCGGTTGGGTCTTTCTGATGCATCGCGATAAAGTGGTCGCGGCTGCCTTTGACCCCGACGCGCATTTCAACGATGGCGGTGTCGATAAAGCTTGTGGCTGCAGAGGTCTCATTGGCGCTCTGCAGCTCAGTGACCTTGCTGGACAGCGCGGTCACAGTGGCTTGCAGCGCGGCAACTTTGTCGCCGTCGTCCCGGCTATTGGCAACTTTGGCGGCTGCCAGCACATCACCGCCCTCGGCGACGCCCAGGGCAGATCCGATTTCGGACAGCTGTGATTGCAACGCGGTTGCGCCGTCCTCCCTGACTGCATTTAACGCGGTGGTGATGTCACTTTCACTGGCATCCGGGGACAACCCCAGCAGCTTGGCGACGGTTTTGTGAAACGACATATCGTCGGTCTCCTGATTGAGCGCGGAAATTCCGCGCAGGTTGGGGCGGTTGACGAGGCTGGCCCGCAGGACAGCATCAACTGTCTTGGCGTTTATGTTGGGGAGCGCGATGACGGGGGACAGGTAGCGGTAGGCCCGCGCGGCCAGCAGGTCACGGCCTTCCTCTGACCATTCCACTTTGCCCCAGATGCCATCAGCGCGGGCCTGCATCTCAACAATCCAGCCGCGCGCCGGGGCGGGCAGCCCTTTAGGTGCAGCAAGATCCGTGGCGTGGTTTTCGTCGATTGGCAGCCGGTCAACCTCTGCAAAGCTGGCCGCAATGATCTGTTCGGCGTTGGCGACGTGGTAGGGCCCGCGCTTGTCATTGGTTTGCACCATGCGGCCGCTCATGGGCAGCAAATGCACCCAATCCGGCACCTTGCCCTGATCATCAGGCAAGAGTTGGGAATTCAGCGAAAGGCATGTGGTTTGTGGAACATCTCTCATGCCGCCATATTCGCAGCAGGGTTAAACCACAGACACCCGCAACGGCTTGCGGGTGTCTGTGCTCATCGGGGCTTGGACAGGGTGGCGGGGATTTGCGCGCCGGTCAATCCCGGCCTTGCGCAGGCTCTTCCAGCCACTCTTCCAGCTCGGCGATAATATTGCTCTGATCGTCGTCGGACAGGCCAATAAAGGGGCGCGCCGGGATGGTGCCCCAAGGGATTGAAGACCCGTTTGAAGCCGTACCAAAGGCCCCCTTGGCCGCGCCAAACGGCATCACGGCAGCCTGAATGGCGTTTGAGCCATATTCGACGCGGTCCTGATCGGCGTCGTAAAACAGAGTGTTGCGCATATCACCCGAGAGGTTCAGCGGCGCGCCGAAGGACAACCCCAGTTTGGCATAGCGGTCCAGGGTAGACTGCGCGCGCGGCGCAAAAGGCGCACCGTCAGGCTGCACCCCATCGCGCATCCGGTCCTGCGCCGAGACCAGCAGCAGTTCGCCAATCGCCTCCATCACCGGGGTCATATCTTCCACCGCCGCAGCAACAGCCGCCAGGGCCGGGTCCAGAGTGTCGGTGTTGTAAACGATATCGTTCATGGCTATCTTCCTCTGGCAGGCGTGACACGGTGATATTCTCCCGGCCGTAGCACGGTCCTTGGACCGGAGCGCTATGTGGGGTTTCCGGTTTCGACCGGATGGGAGGCCCCACCGCCTGCACTATTTCCCCTTCAGTATGAGCCGCGTTAACTCACGATCTCGTTTTGCAGCTTCTCGGCTCAACCTCCGAAAACTGGTCACAAACAGCCCCTGCCCTGTTTGCGTGGCCTTCACGATCAGCACATGGCCCGCTTCACCCTCTGCTTCGCGGATGAAAATCATATTCCGCTCTCCGTCCTGTATGCGATGGGTCGCCTGGCTCACTGTTTCCTGCGCCTTGGCATAATCAGCCGGGGTGAGCTCTGGGTGCTCGCGCAACTGTTTGACCGCCGTTTGCTTTGATATATCCGCGACCAGACGTTGCGAGCCAATGGCGCGGGCATCTTCCGGGCGCAGGCGCACCAGCGGAAAGTGGCCTTCCGGGTTCTTGAGCCAAGTGCTGAAAGGACCGCCAGTCAGCCAGCTCTGGATCAGATCAGCCGAGGGCCGCTCGTTGAGCTTTTCCAGCTTGTCGCGCAATTGCAGCACGGTTTCGCTGACGGATGCGCCAGGCGCGTAGTCCCAGCCCTTGCCAATCCCCTTGGGGGTTCCGGTGCGTCGCTCAATCTTGTCCCAACCGGGTTTCAACTGCACAGAAGGGTTGCCGCCGCGCCGGACGGCCCCGGCGATAGAGCGGGCCCCAAAGACGCGACAACTGCACCCCCAACCATTTGGCGGATAATGCGTCGTCCAGAACGGATGATCAGGCGGCAGGATCAGCCCATCCCAGGACAGGTGCTGCAGGCGTGGCTCAACGGATCCGCCGTGCCGGTAGATCCAGAACTTGAACTTCCCGGCCTGCAACTGGGCAAAACGGCCAGCCATATAGCTGGTGCGCATATTGGTGCGGTAAATGGTGCGCATCCGCCAGTTGCGGGCCTTCTCAGTCGTGTCACCCGTCCAGCCATGCCAGCCGTGCTTTTCTACAAGACCCCTAAAATCGCTTTTAAAGGCTTCAAATCCTGTTCCCTCAGCGATGGCTTTATCGACAGCTGCCGCAAGATCATCCAACAGATCCGCCTTCGTCGCCCCGGCGACCATAAAGGCCCGGTCGTGGGCGCTGTGACGCAGATCGTCCCAACGCGCCGTTGGCACCAGGTCACCCAGACGCAGTCGAAACGCGGCAAGCTGTTCTTTAAACGGGCGGTGGAAAGTGGCCTCAATCGGTTCAGCCATCGGTGACGTCTTCGACCATAGCGCGACCGCCCGCGAAGGATGCGGCAATAGCGTCCCCAATCACTCTGGCCAGATCCGCAGAGGG